ATCCTTAATACTGCAAACCGTAATATCATCTAATGCTTTTTGTTCATTTGAATAAAAGGTAACTTCTGGCATTATTGGGCATACATCTTCAAAATAACCGATACAAAATCCTTGATTATCATCATATAAAACTACGGTAGCAGGAGGCGTATAGTTTATACCATACCAATCTTTAGCATACTCAGTTGTTGATAATAAATTACTTTTAAAATAATATTTCATGAATTTATTAATCTCCTTAATTTAAGTTAATGTGATAGTCTTCCACATGGAACCGTTATAAAATTTTAAAGTTGTTCCATTCCACCATAACGTTCCAGAACCCATACTAACTGGATCTGTAGAAGTAGGATAAAGTTTTTTGTAATACGATGTCACAGAATTTGCCCAAATTCCTGAAGATGGCCCTACTGTAAAAGCAAAACTACCAGGTGATGTTAAGCCAATTGCAACATTTCCTTCAATAATTGCTCCATTAGTAGGAGCAGCAATTGTTTTGTAATTAGTTCCTACTGAAAAGTTACTATCAATGTTTACACTGCTTCCATAAGTGGTTGTAAAAAATGATGTAGTTAATGTTTTATCTGTTAATAATATTTTATTAGTATCAGATATTGCAAAAGGTTTTTGATAAGCCATAATAGTATTGTGAGTTAAATCCATATAGCAATCTACAGTATTGTCACTATCCAAATAAGTGCTACAACGAAGAACACCACCTCTACTAGATGCCAATGATGTTCTAGCAGTACCTAATTCATAATAAATTCTTGATCCATCTGTTGTTTGTCCATACAATTTACTGCCATTAATATAAGCACCCAATGTTAAAGTTTCACCAGTTGTAACCGTATGAACTCCAAATTTACCAGAAATATTTACATCTCCATTTACAGCATTTAACGAAAATGTTTGTGTTCCTGCATTATATCCAGCAATCCCATTAAATCCATTAATATTTCCCATTGCTACACCAGTTGGAACTCCACCAGAAGATGTTCCCGAAAAAATCTTAGGAGTTACAATATATTCTGCTCCAACAAGAGTTTGATTAGAATTCCAGTTGCTAACCCAAGGTAATAAATTAGCATCAACACCAGGAATTCCTTGTGAACCTGTAGCACCAGTTGCTCCGATTTTTGCCATTACACCCCAATATGTTGTGTCAATAGGAGGATTTGCACTTGATGGTTGTTGATTGGTGTTACTTACTTTACAATAAAATGTGCTTCCATTATAAGTTACAGTATCTATATATGTAGTATCATTTACATATGCTGTTATATTACTCCACGCATTTAAATTGCGATATGAAACACCATTAATACCATCTGCACCAGTTAAATTTGTTTTAGATGTGGCATCTAAATTATCCCAAGTTAATGCTCCTGAACCAAAAATTAAATTAGTACCATCAAACTTTAACTTATAATCACTATCACTTGCTCCAAAACGAATTGTGCCATTTGCTAAATCTAATACAGTTTTATCTCCACCTTCATTTTGCAATATTTTACCCGTGATTGTGCCTGCAATATTTGCAGATGCCAGCGTTCCTACAATTGTTGTGAATTTACTCAAGTCAAATGTTTTTGTGGATGCATTAAGGAGAATATCTGTACCACTGACTATATTGCCTGTTAAATTTAAACTTCCAACTGTGTCTATATATAGCTTTTTATCCCAAACTGGTGTAGAAAATGTTCCAGAATTTACAGACACCGAAAATCCATCTGTTGCGTTTAAAACAATTTTATTTGTTAAAGTTGTTACCCCATCTGTTTTTGTGATTACTAATCCATCTGCATTATTTAATGAAATTCCATTCCCTCCTGTCGATGGAGGAGTAATAGTTAAATTTAATCCATTTATCTCCATACCAGTACCATTGATTGTAACTATTTTATTAGAACTAGAATCTGTTGCATCAATAATTAAATTTTCTCCAACTAACATTGTTCCAACAATTACATCCGCTACAATTCTATCGGGAGTAATTGCTGTTTTAAAAGTATTTCCCCCATCATTTGACAAACCAATTACAGAATTTGTCATTCTTATAAATCTAGTTTGGTCTGAAGAATCTGAAATAGTTATCCCACGACCATTCATTTGAACTGAATTATTTACAGCAGAATTAATTGTTTGTTTTGCTGAATCCAATGAATTATTAATATAATTTTCTACAGTATTATTCAATCCAGTAATATTGTTCCATTGTGATATTTTACTTGTAACTTGCGTTGATGTAGAAATTGCTCCATATAAATTTTTATAAAACTTTTCTTTATCACTCATAACTAATGTTACATTAGCAATTGTTAATTTAACACTAGCATCTTCATAATTAAAATCAATTTCTACAATTTTACACTGGATATTCACATTTAATTTAGGATAATAAACTGTACAAATGTCACTTAAATTTAATTTATCCCAATTATGTTGTTCCTCTAATATCTCTAAGAAATTTACGATATCAAGAGTAACACTTATTTGAGGTTCTTTTATTTTTTCAAACTCTTTAAGTCCCCAATCATATAAATCCTGTGCAACTGTAAAGTTATTGTTGGTAATCTCTTTTTCTATTATAAAATAATTTCTTTCATTAATTTGATCTTGAGTAAAATTATTTTCTATAGAAATTTGAATTTGTAAGTTTGTTATTTGTAAATTTACAGCAGTTATGTTAGCATTTACACCATCTATTTCTAATTGTTTTGCGTCTAGTTCAGCTTGTTTTGCAACCTTTTGTGCTAATAATATTACTGAATCGCTACCGTGTTCTTCCCATGTTACTGTTCCATCTGTTACAATTCCATTTGTTGTAGTAGGCCAAACAGGAGATGTTCCAGCAGATGTTCCACCAACAATACAAATATAAATATGATTATTAGGAATTGTTGGATTTACAATATTACCTGCCATATAACTTTTATTAGCTAACCAAGTTGGAGATGTTTGAGATAAATCTAATTTATTATTTATTATATTCATCTCTGTATTTAATGCATCTAACTCTGTAGTTTTAGTAGATAAAGTTGATCTTAATGCTATTAAATTGTTTAAATATGTAGTATAATTGCTACTTAATGATACTAATAAAGCGTTATAAGCAGTCATTGCGCTTATAAGACTCTCACTCATATAATCAGTATTCATGAAATAGCTATAATTTTCTATATAGTTTGAACCAGTTTGTGTAACAGAAGAAATAGATAAATCATCCTTACCAAAAACTTTTAATCTTGTAACCATTTCATCATCTGATGATGTTAATTCAAAACCTTTCATTAATTTTTGAGTAGAAAATCTTAATCCTCTATTAACTCCAAAATCATCAGGATTATACATAGATATTGCTCTATTTTCTGTATCCCATATGATTAAAGCTGTGAATGTCTCAGCAACCTGATTTACACTATCCAATACACTAGAAGATGAAATTTCTATAGAACGATACATGACATCAAATGAAGCATCAATATAATCAATTGTATAGATTGTTTCTGCTAAAATATCTGTTAATACAGTCGTACAGTTTACAGCAGTTGCCTCCCCACCAATAGGAGATGATTTATAATTTTTAATGTTCTTACTTCCTAATTCATATGGAAGAGAATAAGCGTGAATAGTACGTGAATCAGTAGAATCATTTGATGTATCAGTAATTTTATTAATTATGTACCACTCTATGTAAGTTCCCTTTACAAATTTAAGTAAATATTTATCTTTCACTTTAGCAAAATTAGGATTGGTTTGTAATATATGATTAATCTCTAATTCTGATGGAATTTTGAGCTCAATTTCATTAAGAGAAGCTAATTTACAAGATTGATTAATATCATATATATTATTTAACTTTGCTATAATTTGTTTGTTTGGTTTACATAAATATATTTGAGGTATTAAAACTTTATTATTAAAATCTATTGATGCAAGCATATATGTATATCACCACCTTTATATTTATAAAATTATACAAGAAACTTTGATAATACTTTTTCGATATTATCAAACTCTTTATACCATATTTCTAAAAAATTATATTCGTTTCGTTCAGTATATTCCTTTTTGCGTCTATCATGCTCAACTTGTTTTTCGAAATCTTCTATTGATTTATGAAAACCAGGTATATATTTTTCATGTTGAATTCCTTGATATTCAATAAGGAGATTATATTTAGGTAAATAAAAATCATAAGATAGTAAACCATCACCAAGTCCTAGCAATCCATCAAATGTTTTTTGCTGGATATAATAAGTGTTTCTTAAATCAAAAACTCTTTTACATTCTTTTTCACCTTTGGATTTATTGCATTCTGGACAACCACTATTTAAATTATTTCTACTACTTATTAATGCCTCCCATTCGTGTTCACACTCAAGGCATTTCCACCAGACAGATCTATTCGCGTTAGGGGAATAATCTGTTGGAGTTTTATCATTTTTATTATAATTCCACTCTTTACAAAGTTCAGGATTAATAATTAATAAATTATAATCTTCTGAAGGAAATCTACCTATACAATAAGGGCATCCATTACCATTGCTTCTATTAGAAATAAAAGTTTTCCATATGTGTTTAGGATTTTTTAAACATTGCCACCATATTTCAATATTGCTATTGCCACAAGTAACGTCAAAAGGAGTTAAATCACCATTCTTAGTAGGATGCCATTCTTTAGCAAGTGCTGGATTTTTAGTAGCTAGACAATTTGATAAACTTATTTTTTGTCCTGCACAGTAAGGACATCCTGTGTCATTATGTATGCTATTCCAAATTGTTTCAAATATTTCTTCACATTCTTCTTTTAAACATTTCCATTTAAGATTTTTATTATTACCTTCATATATTTGTCCATCAATCAATTCAAAAGGTTTCCTATTTAATTTACACCATAATTGTATATTTTGGATTGTGTGAGGGTTTTTCTTGTGAAATTTATTAGGAATTTGTCCATTTTTTAAATTATGAAAAGAAGAGAAAACTATATAACCATTTATATCCTTTAGTTGTAATCTTGTATGATTATTTACATATTTTTTAGAAATTAATTCGTATCCCAATCTATCAATAAATTCTTTAACTTCTTCATATGTATATTTTTTACTCATATTAATCAACTCCTCATATTTTGATTTATCAAAATTTACTTCCTCATCAAATTACACAACAAAAAAGAGTAGAAAGTGCTTGAGGAACACTTTTATTAGTTAGTTAATTACTCTAACCTATCTACTCTAAAAATTTCATATTAAAATTATTTATTACTTCAATTAAACCAGAAATCGCATTTCATATTCTATTTGTAATTTTATATTACCAAAACATTGTAAAGAATTAACCCCTCGTGGTATACTTAAAAACACACTGTCATTCGACATATTATCAAAACGGTATAAACCAACTTGATCTGTAGTAATATCTTCATTTTCGCTATTAATCATAATTATTTCATTATTCACAATATTACTAAAACTAATTTTTTCTCCACCATTTGACATATTTACAATGGAAAAACTTCCTCCTGATATTACTTGACAAGTTATTAGTAAATACATATCTACATCTCCAGAATTAATAAGAGTTATATTTGTACCTCCAACTGGATTGGTAGATAAATCATATAATTCACTCGAATAAACAGGAGAATAACACCAAGGGGAATTTAAGCGAAAAATTAAAGTTATATAACCTTGACTATTTCCATTGTGCATTAAATTATTTTCATCTACACATAAAGCGTAATATATCTTTTCTGGATTCTCTGAAAAAACTAATGGACAATAATAATCTTTTTTTAATGCTCTGGAAACCGCATGAAGTTTATCTTCATCAAATCCATCATAAAATGCAAATGATACCGCAATTTGTTTAGGTGATTCCTTTGTTTGAACAAAGTATGGTTTTTGATTATATCTAGTTTCTTGTTCAATTATACTTCTGTTTGCTAAAAATGTTTCTTGATACATACCAGAAGAATCTACATGTACATTCATAATTCCAAATTCTTCATAAAAATTTATATTATCATATGTAAAATAAAGGGACTCAGATATAGACATTATTTATTTCACCTCACTTTTATTGAGATTGTTGCTAACAAATTCATACCATTGTTCGGGAGTATTGTCTCCAGTCCCATAAATCGAATGAAATTTTTTATGTATATCATATTTTAGACATATTCCTAATGGATATTTGTAATGATTTTTCAATAAAGTATCTTCTATTGATTTTATTTCTATATCAGAATAATCACCTATAGTACGAAAAGTTGGTAGTTTCAACTCAATTAAAGTTTCTTTAACTATCTTATTAAAAGAATATAAATGATGAATTACATCAAATTTTTCACCAGTAATTACGCATTTATAATTACAATTTGCCATTGATTCCTTTTTCCATATACCAATGAATTCTCTTAATCTAAGATTTAGATTAGATGTCCCTCCTTTCCATAATGGAGAATTTGAACCTGACTTTCGTTTAAGCCCACAATAACTACATCCACACCCAGAATAAAAATCAGAATATACAATATCTTGAATTCCTTTATTTATATGTTTTAAACAAATAAAGTCTATGGGTGAACTAGAATTTATATATTTGCTTATCATCATATAATCTCTTTCTTTAAATTCATTTTCAACAAAATCATGAGATAATCTATTTTTATCAGCTACAATAGAATAAAATTTTTCTAATTGTATAGGATATTTTGTACCATATAATAACTGATTAGTTTCAAATATTTTTAAATGTTTACAATTATCACAACAATCCTTTTTTATATGTGAGTTTCTTAAACTTCGCAAATAATCTCCGTATGGAACATCGTATTCTTTACCACAATAGTCACATTTTATTACTATAAGAGATAAACATCTATCTGTTAGATTAATTATATCTACAGTAAAAGAATCTCCTCTTTTTGTGTAAATAAAACCCAATTCTTCATAATGCTTTTTGCTTTTCGAATTCCATTTTACTATTGCATTTTTACTAATTAATATTTTTATCATCTCCTCAAATTTAATTTCAACTAATAACCTCAAAAATTACATAGTAAAAGAGGGTAGAAGTGCTTGAGGAACACTTTGTCGCTGGTTAATTACTCCAACCTATCTACCCTAAAAATTTTCATATTAAATTTATTTCTAAATTTAAATTAAAAATAAGTGATGAAATTAATCACCACTTACCACCCATTTTTTTAATATTATTTCCTATTGACGAGAATAAGAAATCTGCCCCTGATTTATCTCCATTTAATGATTCGATATTTAAATTTAAATTGTAAGTTGCTCCACCAGTCATAGCACCAGCTAAATTATTACTAAAACTAGGCATTGCAAAATTACTCATAATATTTTGCAAAGGATTATTTAATACAATCTTATCTAATACAGTTGTTATAGATGGAAGATTCTTAACTAAAGAATTAAAACTCTGTGTTTGCTCACCAGATAAAATCCTTTCAGGTTTTCCTAACTCTCCATCTGCCCAAATTAATCCTTTTTTAGATGTTTCTCCACCTTCTTTAAATTTAACATGAGCTTCTAAATCATTATATTCTGCTGTCGTAATATATCCTTTTTTAATTAAATATCCCATAATCTGAGCTTGTGTTGTAAAATTCTGTGCCTCTAAATCATTAAATTCAGATGCACTAATTGCTCCTTTATTAACTAAATAAGGAATTACTTTATTCTTTGATGTAATTAATCCACTGTCATTTTTAGGCGTTACAATTGGAGATGTTACTTTAGGCGTAGCATCAGGAATAGGAGTAGAAGACAATGAACCCAAAGAATTAGTTGCTGTTGTTACTTGCTTAATTGTATTAACTAAATCTGAATAACTTATCTTTAATCCTTCACAAGTTGTTTGATTTTGCTTTAAGAAATCTGCATTAAACTTAGCAAAATCAGATTGAATCTGAGCAAAATTACCTGCATATATTTGTTGACGAATTTCTGCATATTTTTCTTCATCATTAATTAATGCATCAAATTTCTCTGTTACAGCTTCTTTTTCCAATTCTACTGCTTTGTCATTATTCTCCTTTTGCTCATTTAAACTAGCTGTCTGTAATTCTACATCATGATGTCTTCTTTTCTTAGCAATTGCTGCTTCCTGTTCAGCTAAAGTCTTACTTAACTCTAATTTTTTAGCTTTGCCTTCAATAGAATTATCCAATGATAAAGCATCTCTTTTTTTCTCTGTTTCTAACGCCTCATCTTGCATGGTTTTTAATTCTTCACCATAATCTTCCAAAGATGAATCATTATTCAACTTTTTAAGCTTATCATCAATCATGTCATCAAAGGCATCTTTTTCTTTATCTATAGCTGCTAATGCAATTTCTTCTTGCTTCTTATACGCTGTTTTATAAGCTTCAATTATTTCATCTGCAATATCACTATAGGTTTGAGTTATAGCAGTTTTAGTATCTAATATTGCCTTTTTCTGAGCGTCTACTGCTGCTTTAGCCTCTTTCCACTCATTAGTACCTTCTTTTTGAATAGATAATTTATCCTCTAAAACTTTTAATTCTGCTTCTTCAGATACTAATTTTTCTTGCTGATCTAAAATATTTTGCTTTGTTACAGCAGAAATTTCCTCTTGTGATTTACCTTGCAATTTCATTAAAGCAATTAATTTTTCAGCATAAGATAAACTATTTTCTAAAATTTCTTGAATGTCATTAAATGGTTTTGTTATATTTTCAAGGTCTAAGTCAGCAATTTCTTGAGTAATATTATAAATGTTAGTATTAACATCTAATAACTCAGAATTTACTTCTACAAGTTTAGTATAAACAATGTTATATTCTTCTGATGATTTATCTAATGATTTAAGTTGTGTACGAAGATCAGCAACTTGTGTTTGTAACTCTTGTGATTTCTCAGTTTGTAATGTAAGCTGACCTTTTTCTAATGTAACAATTTCTTCATTAGATTTTCCAATAAGTTTACTAAATTCAATATGTTTACTATAAGCATCTAATTGATCATCATAATTTTTCTGAGATTTATCAAATCCTGCCCATTCTGCTTCGTATCTTTCCTTTACTAATGCCTTTATCGCTAATTGTGCTGAGCGTTGAGCAGATAATTGAGCATTAATCTTTTCTGCTGTTTCTCTGTTATCGTCAGTATCGGCATAATTCCCATCAGAATTTTTAGTCATTTGTGCAGTTAATGTTCCAATATTATCCTTTGCTTTACTAGTAACAATATCCCATAAACTAATTTTTTTATCAATTAATTCTACCATTTCTGATACTGAAGACGTTGCTGTGGCAGTTAATGTATCTGTAGTAGTTTTATTTGGTGCTGATGAAGTTTTATTACTTGTTGAAGATGATGTAGGCGATGTCGTATTAGATTTGTTAGAATTAGCAGGATCGTCTGGATCATTTGGAGGATAATAAGGAATACCTTGATATACCCAATGTGCAGGTGTATATTTGCCATTCATATACCCATCAAACGGATACCATACTCCACCTGACATTCCATCAATCTTACCTTCATCTCTACCGCCACGAAGCATTGTACCACTAGCATAAGAAGGTATATTATTTTTCTTTAAGATTTCTTTTGATTCTTCAGCTGGAATAATTTCAGTTTCTTTTGGTAAATCAACTATTTTCGAACCTTTTTCTTTGTAAATGTAAGGTTTTTTATTTGGTTCAATAATTATTTCATTACCTGCACCATCGTCAATTTCTGCTAATCCTCCGCGATGAGAATTTGTTCCTTTTGCATTTTGAGGTATAGGAACACTAACAGTTTGAACAGTAATAACCTTTACAGAAGGTGCAGTTAATTTAAGAATCTCTTGATCTGCTACTGTATGATTTAAAATTGCAGTTATTGTTGTGTCATAGTCCTCTTTTATCAATTTATCAAGTGTAGCAGAAAAAGCTGTTGTGTCTGCATTTACTGGTAGAGCACTTACTTTAGTTTTAAATCTATCAATAGATGCTTGTGTCTCTTCATTCATTTCTATGATAGGTACTGCTAATACAGACAAATTAGCAACTTTAATTTGAGACATCTTTAAGTCGAAGTCTTCTTGAGTTATTTTACCCTGAGATAACTGTATTAGTAAAGAATCTTGTTGTTTAATTACATCATCAGATAATAAATTAATTTGAGTTTGAATGTCCTTGTAATAGGAGAGAATTTGATCTTTATTCTGAGGTGTTACTTCTCCTAATTCAGCAATCTTCTGTTTCAATCCATTTATTACTGTAGTTGCATTTGATAAAGAATTTGTAAGGTCATTATTAATAAATTCAACAAAGGAATAAGGAGGAGTATAATTTAACTCAAAATCATTTGCATTTCTCTCTGCTCTTAATTTAACCTCTGCCTCGTCCATTGAATTATAATCTATAGTTGGTACAATTGTATAATCTAAAACAGTATTTAATGACGATTTACCATCTTTTACTAGATTGATTTGGGTATCTAGATTATCAATCTGATCAGTTATTGCTTGCATTTCTGCATCCATTGAATCATACAATGCTTTCATACGAGCAGATTCAATTGATTTCTGAAGCTCATCTTGTGCTTTTTTAGCATCCCATACCAATTTAGCTGATTGTTTCATTATGTCATTATATTTTAATTGTGCCTCATAAGTTTTAGGGTTACCTAATTTTGCTAATTCTGTTTGAAGCTCTTGTAAAGATTGTTGATATGTCTTTGTTGATGATACATTTTTTTTAACCCATTCTTCTATGTTGAGGTTTTTGAATGATTTTTCTAAAGTTGATGTTTCTGCATCTGAAATGGATTTTGCTTGTTCTTGGATTGATTTTACTAAGTCATCTTTTGAAGTTTTTGCAAATGCTTTAGATGCTACAATATTATCATCAATTGCCTTGGTGTAAGATACCCAACCATTACGCAACGCTTGCATAGATTTGAACTCTTCATCCATAAGTTTACGAGTGTCTTCAGATGCTTTGTTCTTTTCTGTTACAAAAGCTGTACTTTCCGTATTGTCATTTCCCGTAAACCATCTTGAAGTGTCTCTAAATTTTGAAGACGAGATAGCAGAGTCTTTTAATTGATTCACTCTTGAACGTGCTGTTTGGAGAAGTTCAAGTTCCTTTGCTTGTGATGCTATTAGTTCATTGGTTAAGGTGAGTGTTTTTTGATAGTCTTTTTCTGAGGTGGCTTGAGATATTTGTTTTTGGAGGGAATCTGATTTGGCTTTTTGGAGGTCTGATTCGACTCGAATTTGTGCTAGGAGGGCATCTGTTATGGATTGGATTGATTGGGTTTGGGTTTGGGTTTGGGAATTAGATGCAGAATTTGATTTAGAAGATGAAGAAGGATAATTACCAGAATTAGCAGATGATTGTATTTTACCAAGCAACGCTTTCATTGAAGCAATTTTATCATCTACCCCATTGTCTGCATCAAGTTGTGCTTTTAAAGCACTTGCTTCTGCTCGTATTCTATCTTCTTCATTAATCCATACAGTTCCTGTACTTGGATTTATAGTTGGTTTCTTTAAAAATGTAGGTAAAGCATTAAGGGCATCATTTCTTTTACCAATTGCTTCAGCTTCTGAAATTAAATTAGTAATTCTTTTTTTTGTTTCTTCTGCTTGTTGGGTAGTATAGTTTTTTTCTGCTTCAAGAGAAGAGATTACACTGTTAATACGAACATCTAATAAACTTTGAACAGCTTCCTTATTTAATATTAATTGACCATTTTCTACTTTTAATTGATCAATTAATTCTGGATATTTTGTAACTAAATCAACAATGGTTTCTGATGATAATTTCCCAGTTTTATTATACTCTTCCATCGCCTTAGAAACATCGGTTGCTACAGAAGTAACATCTTTAAGTGAAGATGCAAGCTCTTCGGTTGAATTTGTTACTACTGCTATTTTATTTGATGCATTTGGAGCATTATCTATTTTCATAGCATCATTTAATATTCTTATTAGTTTAGCAGCAATATTAGTATCAACATTATTTTTAACTAACACCGACCTGAATTCATCCATATCTTTAGTTGCCTTTTCTGTATTTGCTCCTTTAGATATGTCTTCAGATATTTTCTTAAAAGCATTTGAAACATCTTGATTTTTAAAAACTTCCATAGTTTCTTTAAGATCATTAAACCCTTTGCCAGAATCAACAGTTGCTCTAGCTAAATTATTTATTAGACTTTGACTTAATTTATTTGCAGAATCACTAGATTGATCAAACGCATACGCTTCTTTAGCAAGTGTTTGTTGAATTTCGTTACTTTCACCTGTTAATTTAGCTCTTTCAGATGCTAAATCTGCTATAGATTTTTTATAGCTTTCTATACCTTCGTTGTTCAAAAATGTTGAGACTGCATTATGACCTTCACTACTATATTTTTCTGCATCACTAAGTTCTTTATTTTGTTTAGCAAGTTTTTTATCAATTTCTGCAATTCTTTTTTGTTTATCTGATAAGTCTTTATATTGACTTTCTCCAGTGGAATTAAATTTTGAAGCTAATTCTTCTTGCTGTGTTCGTAGGAATTCTTTCTTTGCTTCAGTTAGTTGCTTGACATATTCAATATCAATCTCATATGCTTTTCCTTCGGAATCAAGGCCAATGACAGAATCTCCAAAAAGAGATGATAACTTTGCAGTTGCTGAAGCTAATTTTTCCTTCTCTTCTGAGGTTTTACCAACTTTATTAAACAATTCTTCATATGAAGATATAAGAGATGGAAGTTCAGAAGTTTCTTGTTTTAGAGAAGAAATGGACTTGGTAAGAGTATCAAATGCTTCATTTGCTTTTTGTGTTTGTTGAGTAAAACTAATAATATTTGATATTATAGCTGAGATAGCAAATGATAAACCAACAGTCAACGTTGCTTGCCATGCAATTGTAGCAATTCTGGCTCCAACCATTGCAGCAGTATATCCTATGGTTCTTCCTGTTAGTGCTTGAAATGCCACACCCAAACTACTAAAATTAGTTGTCGAAGTACCTGCCGTTGAGTTGGTTAGTGCTAATTGAGTTCTAATTTCGCGCATTCGTTCAGAAAAATTTCTCATATTACTTAATAAACCATTACTAGCAAAACCACCAAAACCAATTACGGATACAGAATTTGTTTTAACTAATTCAGTCTGTAAGACTTTAAGATAACCAACAGAACCAATTACACTTTCTCTAAATTTTCTAGAAAATAAAGACACACCAGCTACAACCGTTCCCAATAATACTGGAATAGTCCCTAATACACTAGACAATTTTGAAAATACATTTACTATTCCTGTTCCAGCATCTACTACACCTTTAAGAGTGTCTTGATTTGCCATTGACAAATAAAGCCCTTGTAGACTCGTTACAAATTCCGATGTGTGCGCTTTTAAAGACTTCATATAAATATCTTGTTTTTGTAAAGCTACGCCATTAGCATCTGTAGCAGATGTTGTATTTTGTAAAACTTTGTCATAGTTTTGCATTAAGCTAACGAAGATATTTCTCTGGTAAATTGAGCTAACTGCGGTAGCTGTAGCCTGACGTTCGATGTCATTGAGTGTAGACCACTTAGATGCGATTTCACTGAGTAAAACCGAAGCTGGTTTTATGGACGTAGCTGAATCTTTCATTACTACGCCAATATTATACAATGAATTTTCCACTTTTTTAAACTCTTCTGGATTAGTATCTTCACCAACATTTCCAAGTCTAGAAAATATCATTTTTAGACCATTTGCGACTTGACTCCCCGATCTTCGAGTTGTTTCGACAAGAGTTCCGAGCATTCCCGACAATTCTTGCACAGAAACTCCAGCTTCAGCACTTACTGCTCCAACAGTACGCATACCGTTTGAAATTTCAGAAACAGCCTTTGGAAAGTCAACTTGTAAATTACGTGAAACAGATGCTATAGTATCAACAATTCCTAATGCATCTTCAGCACCTAATCGATATTGTGCAAGAGTACCCATTAATTGGTCAGCACTATCTGTCATAGACTGTCCTGTGATATTCGACATAATGGCAGCAGCTTGAGTTTTCTTGATGGATTCATCAAGTGTACTAGTATAAGTTGAAAATACTTCTAAACCCTTCATTATAGCAGTTGTGGTTGTTCCCATTGCAATAGCATAGCTATTAGCAGATTGGGTAATTTCATTAAAGTTTAAATTAACGTCAGTCATTTCTAGAGACATATTTGTGAAACCTTGATTCATTTCGGATAAGAAAACTAAACTTTCCTTTAACTGGGAAATTACTCCAAAGATTAAATTTCCAACCCCAAGCCATATACCCATTTTATAGGCTGCAACTTGGATGGATTCTCCGAAGGACATTGCAGATTTATTAGCATTATTTAACCCACTTGCTACAGCTTGCGCATCTAAACTTCTAAATGATGCCCTTAATTGATCAACTCTCTGTCTGACATTTTCCGTTGTTGGAGTTAATGTTGCCATTTCTCTTTGTAATCTGTTTAATTCATTAACATCATATAAACCTGATTTTTGTTGAGTAAATTTTAAACTTTGAGAAGCAAAATCTTGTTGTTGAATACTTAGCCAATGCTGAGTATCTAAAGCATTTTGACGAGAAATGTCACCTTCTCTAATTTTTCTATTATTATATTCTGTTTGAAGCGCATTTTTTAGATTAAGAAATTCAATTTCCCTAGAAGAATCAGTTAATCCATTTGATTTAATATTTTGTCTAGCTAGAGTATATTTTTGACCTTCTAACCTAATTTGCTCTTGTAATTGAGTAGTTAACTCTGCTTGCCCCTTCTTTTCGGCATCCATTTTTTGTTTTAAAAGAGAATAAATACTTTCCAATGCTTGTTTTTGTTGTGTATAAGCATTATTTGAAATACCGCTATTTGTTTTACCTTCCTGATTAATTACTGAGTCATATTCCTTTTGAGCTGTTTTTAATGCATTTAATAATCGAATTCTTTGATCTAATTCAACAGTAGTATTTCCAGATAATTTACCACTATTGTATATTTTTAATCCAGCATCCATAAACTCTGTAGCACTAATTTTTGCCGCTTTATATTCTTTAATTAATCTATCTATAGAATTAATTTCTTTCTGAACTGCTTCGGTTGTTTCAGTTGAATTTTTAGATGTACCTTTTGATGCATTTTCTGCGGATATTTTTATTTTATCAAAAGAAGATTTAATTCCATCCAATTTAGCCTTAAGATCTTGGGGTATATTAAAATCATTAATATTTATTTTATTTAACTCTGATTGCAGTTGTTTCAAAGCATTTTTGTCAATATAAGAATTTGATTTACTTCCATCTAATTTTAAAATATTATTTTGGAATTCACTTTGAAATTTGGTTAAATCTTGTCTCATCTTATTTACAGTATCTTGATTTAGTTTTTGAATAGTTCTTGTAGATTCAACCCATTTACTACCAATTATTTTTCCAGCATCATCATATAAATTTATTAATTTTTGAGTAATTTGAAGAGTTTCTCCTGTAGCAGTTTTTATTTCTCCAATTTTTTGAACTGCTTTACTATCCACTAAATCAATTTTTAAATTTTTAATGTTACTTAAACTTTCTATATCTTTTGTAACATCTTTCCATTTACTACGAATGTCATTTACTGTATTTCCGAATTCCTTACCTAATTTTTCTAATCCTTTTAGCGCACTATCACTAATATTTAAATCAATCTTTAAATTATGATTATTTTTAAACCAATTTTGAATTTCTGTCATTTGAGTATTAATTGTATTTTTTGAATTAGCTAAATCTATTTTAATAACAATTCCTGAAAAATCATCTGCCATATTTAATCACCTCTCATATTTTGTTTTTATGGGAATAGTAAAATAAACCCTAGAATAAATAGGGCAAATAAAATGCCCCCCATAAAGAGAGGTCTTTATAATATAATTTCGGTTGTATTTTGATATAATCTATCATATACTATTAGTAGTTAATAATTTACAGGTGGTGAATTTTATGCAAAAATCAAAGGTTCATATTGGAGACATCGTTGGAACTTTAGTAATACTTTTTGTTGTTTATTGCGTTATTTCACAATTATATACCAATATTAATAAGTCATCTAACCAAAGTAATTTGCAAAAATATTATAATACACATCCAGACCAATATAAAAAAGATATGAATGACCAAAAATATATTCAAGATTTAAAAAAGGAAGTTCAAAATAAATTAGATGAACAAAAATTAAATCAATAATATACAATTAGTTAAATCCTTTACTTCTTTTAACCTCTATATTAATAGCATTTTTAACTCTACCAATTATATCTGCTTGTATTTTACCAATTGCATTTTCCATAAAATGTGCTGCATTTCTATCATGGAATCTGTCATTTGTTCCTTCCCATATACCACCCCATGAAAATCCATCATTTAACCAATCTGCAATTTCGACGTATTCACCCTTACTAATACCTAATTTTGATGATCCATATAGAGAAGTATGTCTTGTTTTTTCTGGATCAAAATATACTTTAAATTGTATTGAATTTGGTGTAACTATTAAATCTCCAGCCGTAATACTGTTGAGTAAGGAAAAAGTTCTTGTATAATTAGGGGATTCAGGCAGTGCATAGATAGTATCATACACTGCCTGTTGTAATTCGCTTACTGCAATTGCTTGAATTGCTCGTAATTGTCTTTGAAAACTACTCGATTTTAATAAGTTATCAATTGCACCAGAAACAGACATTAAGCATCACCTATGTGTTCACCAAAATCAACAGCTTGTTCTGTGTTTATTTTATTCATAACCATCTCCATAATTTGTGGAGTTACTTCTGGCATTTTTTGCAACACTTCTTGAATCCATTCACTTGCTTTATCAACTTGATCTTTTGGCAGACCATCAATAATTTCACTTAATAAATTTAAATTTATTAGTTCATATATATAAGCTATCAAACTTACAGCATCTTCAGGTAGAGGTATATTAGTCATATATTTAACAATTAAAATATGGAACAAATATATAGTATCGGTATATTCATCAATATTTGATCCACTTTCTTTTAATTGTTCGTTAATAGACATATAATCACCAATTAGTTTAGGAATATCGGTTTTCTTAAAATACTTATTTACTACCATTTCATATTTCCCGTCCATGAGAGGTACTGTAATTTTCTCATTAAATTTAGAGTTTTCTTTATGTACTGCATTCAGAGTTAATTTTTTACTTGCCATTATTAATCATTCCTTCTTTCGATTATTATTTATTATTTGTTTATAACTAATTGTTTAGGTGGACACATTGTCGTTTTTCCAAAATGAAGGGCAAAATTATTGTAACCTTTGAATCTTTTCATAATTTCTTTATATAGTGCTGATTCTCTTTTAGCTATTATAGAAGTGCTTGGCAAAATATCAGGAGTAGTGCTATATCCCATCACAATTTCTAAAAGTTCTTCCGATGTTTTAGTGAAATATTCAACTGTATTTATTTTATATGTATCTATACTATCTTTTAAATAGACACCAAGAAAAGGTTCGAATATTTCTTTAAGAGTTTTAGTCTTTATATCTTCTGGATAAATAAAAAGACATTTATCAAATACTCCGATATTCTTCAAATCTTCTATTTTGTTGTCAATTTTATGCACATATTTTTTATTTATATGACTATACATTTTATTTGGATAATACATACCTGCATATTCTACAAAAAGTTTTTTGCCATTTACAGTTAAACCCCAATCAAATTTTCTCCTATCTCTTTTAATAATTGTCACATCTATATATTTTGGTTCTTTAATGTATTCTATGTTATTATCAATATAAAAATTAGTAATTATACATTCTGTAAAAGATCGACATTTTCCACCATTTTTATCAAGACAAGTAGAACCTGCTCCTGTAGACTTATAATATTTATCATAATCAATGTCTAACAATTCACATATATTTTCTATCGAATCAAAATGCTTAATATATGTAGACCAACTAGCAACATCTCCCTTATTTAAATCATCCACATATGGTACTCTTTTAAGCTTTATAAACAACTTGTTAAAATCATCTAACATTTCTTCTTTACTTCTTATAAATGTTGTAGATCCAGATGGTTCATACCCCATATTAGATATCAATTGATTATAGCTCATATGAAATTTTGACTCAAATAAATTATATGAATAATGTAACCCAAAATCTCTTAATTCTGTATAAAAAGGAGGTCTACCTAATTTTTCACAGACAATCTTAAGATTTTCAGTTATTTCAGCAGGATCAATATCTCTGTCCGAATTAACATTATAATTTGATATATATAGTTTACAAATATCATTATATTTTAAATGTAGTTTGCCTTCAAGAACTCTCCTAACAAAACCTTTATGTATTACAGATTCATATTCCGATACAGTAGGGCATTTACCTAATTCCTCTGATAATTTTATTAACTCAATAATCGATATTTCAATTCTTTCTTCATCAGTAAGAGGTTTTTCAATTAATCCTGCTTCAAAACAAGCTTGTTTATAGTTACCAAAATTTTGACTATACCAATCATATGCAGGCGTTAAGTTGTACTTTTTAAACTCTTCTCTCGTAAGTATTTTATTATATGTATTGTAATATTCTTTTAGATTTTCTAATGCACATTCTTTTGTATAACCTTGAAAGTGATTTAATTCTAGTCCTGCTAAACTTAATATTTTATTCCATGATTTTGTTTTAAACTGTTCATAAAAAATTGTTTCACTTGGCAAAGAATTCTTTTTCCCTAAATCATTTTTAGTAGGTGATTTTCCTATTTCGTTTGCTCTATTCTTTAATATGTCCAATAAATCCTCATTAGTATATTTATATAATTTTTTAGATGGCGATAATCCGCAATATTCCAATACTTCATTCCAAGTATCACAACCAAATTTACGCAAACATACTCTGACACTAGGTAAGTCATACTTTTTTAAATCTCTTATAGTTATTGTTCTTTTTAATTCTAAAGATTTTCCTATTAAAGTATTTTTTAACTCATCAATTGTTTGATTTTTAAGATTATCATTTTTCATCTTTCTACCTCCGATTTTATTTATTTACTCCAATCCAAACCACAAAAACCAATAAAACCAAAATATACAAATAGCAAGAGAAGAGTTGGAGTGCCTCAATTAGACTCGCGACTTTCTAATCTTTTTCTCTTGCTAAAACTATCAAATTAAAATTAAATTAAAAATCCACACAACAAAATAGAACAATCCATATAAACTGCTCTTACTAACCAATTCAAATCCAACCCATAATCATCTTCTCAACTTCTTCAACAATTCCTGTGCTCTCTCATTCCTTGCAATCGCCTTATCACTTGGTTTTCTTAACAACTCTTCTCTAATTTTATCTGCATATTCGCCTTCTGCTACAGTTGCTTTTTCAAGTTTCATTATGATCTCCACCTTTTAATTATATTTATTTATTGCTTTACAAATCTCTATCCATTATGCTATAATAAAATTAGATAGAAAGGAGATGATAAATTGATTAGAGATTGGCCTTGTTAATATGAAAATAAATACATAAGGGCATATATTTAATTGATATCCTTATTCTTAATCCACAATACAAATACAAAAATAAATTATAAGAAAGTGGGAATAAAATATGTTAACAAATACAATGAAAAACAATCTTCAAATCTTCAATAGTGAGGAATTCGGTCAAATAGAAACTATAGTAATTGACGGTGAACCATATATAGAATTGTATTCCGCAGGTCAAGCTCTAGGATATGTTCAAATTGATATTAAAAATGGTAAAGAATATAAAAGAATTAGAGTAGACAGAATTGATACAATAATTACAAATGCAGAAATTAAACCTTTCGTCCACGGTGGTCGAAAATATTTAAGTGAAGAAACATTGTATGACTTTATGTTAGAATCAAAAACTAGCAAATGTAAATCATTTAAGAAATGGATTACTCATACTGTTCTTCCTACAATTCGTAAGACTGGAGGATTTGTAGCAGACGAAAAACAATTTATTGATAAATATTTACCATTTGCTGATGATCATACTAAATTACTATTTAAATCTACACTAGCAGTTATTACCAATCAAAACAAACTTATTGAACATAAAACTAATATAATTTATGGTTTAGTAGATGATATTTCTCTAGCTGATAAAAGACAAATTCTCAATAGAGTAGTAATGAAATGCACTGAAACTCCCACGCCTAAAGGCATGGGGTTCTTATGTACTAAATAATTTTCTTTAATACTCTCATTTGTAGGCATGATATTCATCCACATTTTACAACATATTAACACTAATTATTTTCCATAAGAATTTTACTACCAAAGTTGATATTTCAACCATTAACGATAGCATAAGGCTCGTTTCTAAACCTTTTATTGACTTTATAATTAAATTCCCATACTACTAATTAATTTATTACTACTTGACTTAATATGATTTATTTCATTGTCATGCAATAATTTAAAATTATCAAATGTATTACCGCATTGTTCTTTATCAATTTCTTTTAAATTTGACTTTGCATTCATAATTAGAAAACTAGAATATAAGTCTCTTTGTATCTTAACTTCTTCTCCATCAATATCGAAAACATTCCACCTATCATTTAACTCTTTCTTAACATATTCATTACTAATGTGATTATATTGACTTGCCTTAACACTATAAGTATCAATCTTATCTAATTGAGTACCATTCCATTTAAGTTTATTGTCAAGAATAGTTAAAAACATAGCTGGAGCTTTGTTGGCTAAACTCTTTCCAAATCGTTTCTTCTTATTAATTTTCCCTGTCTTTTTATTCTTAGTAGTTTTCTTACTACGTTTCTGCAAACCC